GCTAGCCATTCTGCACATTATGTGCGGACCGATTTCAAAATGGGGCTTAAAGGCCACGCGCGCGTATAACTTCAACGGGCAGTGTGCAAAATCTTGGGGGACTCCGAAATGGCCCAGAGGGGCGGTCCTACCCCAAAGTAAAACACAGAAAAGCCACAATCTAAGCCTAAATCTACTAGGTATTGCTTTTTGCCATTTCTTTAGTAATATCAATGACTTCCAGACAAATGGCAACTAGGGATAGATAGGCGTGCCGTTTGATGTACTGCCTTTACCCTTTTCTACTTTTGGCCACAATGTTAAACGGGCCAAACATTTAGTTTTACATTGTGGAGACTACATATGCCTATTGAATCGGCTAGTTATGTCAATCAGCTAAACTCTGCTTACCCTGCTGCTACAGACGGTGTGAAAGAAGGGGATGACCACATTCGGTTGGTCAAGAAGGTCCTCAAGGACACCTTCCCGAACCTTGATGCAGCGGTGACCAAGACGGCTGCTGATCTTAACGCGGTGCCTCGTGAGATACCCATTGGTGGCATCATCATGTGGTCTGGGACCCTTGTGACCATTCCGACCAACTTCAAGTTGTGCGATGGGTCCACTCATGCACGCTCTGATGGCGCAGGCAACATTACGACCCCGAACCTCCTTAACAGGTTCATTGTGGGTGCTGGCGATGGGGCCAATACGGGAGCTAACCCGTCCAAGTATGCCATAGGGGCTACGGGCGGTGCTGATACTGTTACGCTGACCTCAGCGCAGATTCCAGCGCATAACCATGCCATTACGGCTAGTGGCTCAACGTCTTCGGCTGGGTCCCATAGCCACTCGATTTCGGACCCCGGCCATAGCCATGCGCTGAGCAACTACGGTGATTACCGTGCTGCTGTCGGTACTGGCCTCAATGGTGCCAGCACGCGATACGATGGTACTACGGGTTATACGACTGCTTCCGGTACTGGTATCTCGATTGCGGCAGCGGGCGATCATACCCATTCGCTGACCATTACGGCTACTGCTGCTAATACGGGCGGTGGTGAAGGCCATGAGAACCGCCCACCCTACTTTGCTCTGGCGTACATCATGCGAATCTAAGTCTGGGGGGTAAGGGGGGACCCTGTGTTACCCCCTTGTCTACTTTGTGCCACATTTGGCTAACCGATCTGCTAAGCTTTCCTTATGTTTAACTAGCTAACAAGCTAGCTATATACCTTTCCAAACTTAGTGTTTGACGGCTAGTTTACAGTTCTTTTTGTGTTTACTGGCTAGCTTGTATTTTGTTTCTACGGCAAGTTAACATATTGCCTAACATTAGTGGAGTGTTTCCAATATGGCTATCTTGCCTATTCGTAAGCTTGGTTCTGTGGGTATCGTCAAGGACGTTGATCCGTTTGACCTACCCGTTAATGCTTTCTCTAGCGGTGTGAATGTCCGCTTCGCTAACGGCGTGGTCCAGCGTGGACCTGTGTTTCGCCTTGTGCGTGAGCTTTCCGGTGACGCATCGTTTATCGACTCGCTGTCCCCGCTAACCGGCCTTGACTACATCATCGTTGGGCTGACCACTGGTCAAATCTATTCGATTGCAGGAGCAACGATCACAAACATTACGGCAGCGGGCTGGACCCCTAGCTCGATTCCGACCCAATCGACCTCCTGCAACCTCTCCGATGTGTACTACATCAACCGTGAGGACCGTGTGCCGTGGTACGTCAACCGTGGCACCTTGGGCGCAATGACCGCTATGCCAACAAGCGGTGGCCTTGGATGGAACGCCAACTGGCGCTGTAAGAGCCTCAGAGCGTTCAACGGCCAGCTTATCGCCATTGGCATGACCGAAGGCACCGACTATCCGACCACGCTTCGTTGGTCTGATGTGACGGTTGTGGGCGCTCCCCCGATTGAGTGGGTTCCCAGCACGACGAACTCGGCTGGACGCACCACGCTTGCAGAGATGGTCAACCCGTTGATCGACGGCATGACCCTCCGCAACTCGTTTATTCTGTACAGTCGTGATGAGACGTGGGCCATGGAGCCCAGCCTCGATGACAACATTTACAATTTCAGACGTATCTTTACCAACACAGGTGTCATCAACAAGAATTGTGTTGTTGAGCTTGAAGGTAAGCACTACGTCTTCGGCTTTGAGGACATTTTTGTCCACGATGGCGTTCAAAAGAAGTCGATTGCTGAAGGTCGCGTGCGTCAGTACATCTATCGCACGATGAACAAGAAGTACGCAGACAAGTTTTTCACGATTCTGAACCGCTCACTGAACGAAATTATGTTCTGTTATGTGTCTGGTGACGAATTGGTGGATTGGCCGGGGAACGGTCAGGCTTGTAACCGTGCAGCAGTCTACAATTATGTCGCTGACACATGGACTTTCTATGATTTACCTATGTCTTTGTTTGCTGGCTTGGCCAACCTCGATACCTCTTTGGTCTGGAATGATGCCACCAACTCGTGGGACCTGACCGGTGGTTCGTGGATGGACAACGATGACGGCTTCAAGCGTAACGTCATGTTCGTTGGTATTAACTACGGCGATCTAACCCCCAAGATTCACAGTTTTGAAGCCTACGATACAGGCTCCAACGCTGGTCCTGTCGATATTACGGCTACTACATCGTGTTTTGCACGCCGTGACTCGATAGATTTGGACGAAATTCAAGCTGAGTTGCGTGGTTGGAAGAACATTGTGTCCATCTACCCGCAAGGACGTGTGTTTCAGTCGGGTATGCCACTCACATTCCAATTTGGCTCCTCTGTGTTGCCTGACGAAAGCCCAACGCTGGGCGATCCTATGACTTATGACGGCGATACGGACTATAAATTGGACTATCGTGACGCTGGACGCTATTTGTCCATGCAAATTATTTATGATGACTTCAAATCATTTCAGATTGGCGGTCTCGATATTGACGTTGTGATCACTGGGTCGAGGTAAGGAGGAAACTATGTCTGCTACTCCTATCGAAAACACTCGATACAACCCCTCCCCTCCCCCGGTTATTGATCCAACCGATCCTATATACCTTCAGCGTGAATTGAAGAAGCTTGAAATCGCTCTCAACTCAATTACTGAAATTCTCAAGAAGCTCGACGCTCGCCTTACGGCTGGCGGTCTATAACTTTCAAGGACAATTATACAATGGGCTTTTTCTCTAGTGAAAAAAAGACAACTTCTTCTGTCGATAGGGGTCCTTGGAAGGTTCAACAGCCATTTATCGAAGACACCTTTCAAGAAGCTCAGAGCCTATACGACCAGTCCAAGGCTCAAGGTCCCTACACAGGTGAATTTTATGCTGGAATGACTCCTCAGCAGAAGTCTCTGCTTGAGCGTGGTATCCAGAACGCAGGCACCTTGTCCGATACTGGTCTTGATTGGGTTAACTCTGGCACTAACATGATCAACACTGGTTCTGCCGGTGTTACAAAGGCTGCTGACGGTCTATACAACATGGCCAACATGGACATGGTTGGGACCAACATTGCGAACGCACAGAAGTATGCGTCTGGCTATGACCTTGATGCGCTGACAAAGGCGGCTACCTACGCTGGTAACCGCAATGCAGCGGAAAATGCTATTCCTAACCTCTACCGCAAGAATGCTGCATCAGGGAACATGAACTCTGATCGTGCAGCACTCTCTCAGGGTGTGGTTGAGCGTGGTTTGGCAGAAAACGCACAGAACATTTACAGCAATCTTGCCGCCAAGGCGTATTCGGAAGGTCTCAACCTTTCGCAAAACGATCTGAAGCTTATGGCTGCTAACCTTGCTCAGTCCGGTGACCTCTATGGTTCAATGGCTGACTTCGGTTTAGGTATGGCTAAGTCTGGCGCTGATATGACGGCAAATTCTGACAAGATGGGCTACGGTTTTGCTTCTGAGTTTCAGAAGGACCAGCAGGGCCAGCTTGATGCAGACCGTGCTAAATACGAATACAACTCTGATCGTCAGTTTCAGAACCTTGCCAAGTATTACGGTATTGTTGGCTCCCAGAATTGGGGCGAGCAGAGCACATCTGTTTCGAAAGAAAAGAGCACACCGTCTGGTATGCAGATTGCATCTAGCATTATTGGGTCTATCGGCTCGCTATTCGGTGGTTAAGGAGGTAACATGGGTATCTATGATGACTACCTAGCCCGTGTTGCTATGGCTGAGTCTGGTGGGCGGGCTGATGCTCAAAACCCCAATAGCTCAGCGGCTGGTCCCTACCAGTTCATTGACTCGACGTGGTTGCAGCACGCTGGGCCTCTTCGTCCTGATTTGGACAAAGCGTCTCTCTTGGCTCTCAAGAAGGACCCTGCGTTCTCCAAACAGGTGGCAGAGCGTTTTACGGCTTCTAACGACGAGACCCTGCGTGGAGCGGGAATTGAGCCGAACGATCAGTACCGCTCTCTGGCGCACTTCGCTGGCCCACAGGGCGCGATCAATCTGATCAAGGCTGACCCCAACGCTTCGGCGGGTTCGGTTCTTGGCGAGGCCGCTGTCAACGCCAATCCCTTCCTCCGCAACATGACGGCTGCACAGGCTGTCGAGTGGGCCAACAGCCGTCTCAACGGCAAGGGCGCTCCGTCTGGTGGTGCTATTCCCGGTATGCCTACGGGACAGCCAAAAGACACAGCATACGTTGACAGCCTGCTTCAAGGCGGGCCGTTGGCTTTGTTTGGTAAGGGGCGCGAAGGATACAGTTGGGGTAATGCTCTTATGGGTGTTGCAGCGTCTCTTGCGTCTGCCAACAGCCCACAGCAAGCCGCTGTGTTTGCCGGTATGCGTAAGAAAGGCGATGAGTGGTCAACTCAGGTTGATAACACCAACGGTCGTGTTATTCGCGTCAACAACCGCACCGGTCAGGTTCAGGTAACGAACGACCCTAACTTCCTTGAGACGTATCGCGCTCGTAAGAAGATTGAGTCCGGTTACAAGGCTCCTTCCGACAAAGCTGTTGGTGAGTTCTCAAACCATCAAAGCTACCTTGACACGGCTTATGGCATTGCTGAAGACACCAAGTCACTTCAGGAAACACTTGCCGCTAACCCGAACTTTGGTAGCTGGCTGTCTCGTGCGAAAGCTCTTGGCACCGCTGCGTTTGACCCTGTGTCTAACACATTCAAGCCAGAGACTCGTAAGGCTTTGGAAGAAGCAGGCCTGCTTTCAAATGCAGAGCAGCTTGAGTTTTACAACAAGCTTGAGCGTATGAAGTCTAAGCTTGTTCTTGCTGAACAGCTTCAGCAGAAGGGCGTACAGACTGAAGGCGATGCGATCCGTATGGGTCAGGCATTTTTCAACGGTATGTCTACAATGTCGCCCCAACTGTTGAACAGCGCACTCAATGACATTCGTGGTGCTTCGCTACGCGATCACACGCGAGTCTTCAATAACTACAAAGGCTACATCGAACGCTACGGTGAGTATGACCAACGCTTCTCACCAAGTTCTGGTAACTTTGACCGCTTTTCTGGTCAGTATTCTGTTACCAACGATGCTTACAAGCGGTTTGAAGAAGAAAAGAAAAATCGTGCTTCTCAACCCGCCCAACCACAACCGCAACAGCAGCAGCAACCTGAACGCAGGCGACTGCGCTGGTCAGTTGAATAATTACGGAGTTTCATCATGCCGACTTTGAATATTGAAGGGGTTGGCCGCATCAAGGTGGACGATTCATTCACGTCTTTGTCGGCTGATGAACAAAACGCTTTTGTCGAAGACATTGCGGCTCAAATTCAGGGCGGCAAGAAAAGCGGTGAGTATGACCCAACGCCAGCGGCAAGTCTCTCAGGCAACCTCTTTGGTGGCTTGGCACAGGCAGGCGCTGACATTGTGAAAACCGGTGAGGCCCTTGGTCTCGTTGACCCCAAAACGTCCAAAGCTACGGACAGCTTCGCCAAGGACATCTATGGCGGTAGGAGTGGTTCTGATCGTTTCTACGGGGGCGAGAAGACCATTGGTTCAACGGCTGGTGCGCTTGCTGAAGGCGCAGCACCAATGGCCATGGACGTGGCTGCTGGTCTAACTGGCGCACGTCTTGGTGCGGCTGCTGGTGGCGCTATTGGTTCCGCGTTTGGTGGTATTGGTGCCGTTCCCGGTGCAGCCGCTGGCGGTCTCATTGGTGGCCTTGGTGGCTACTTCGGTTCTGACCTAGTGCGAAACTACGGTCGCCGTTTGGAAGCCCGTCAAGAGGCTAACAATGGGGCAGAACCAACTGCTGGCGATAAGGCTCTAGCCGTTGCTGCTTCGGCTCCTCAGGCTGTCCTCAATCGCTTTGCGGTTGGTAAGGCCATGCCTGTGGTTGGCGCAGCGGAACGTACCGCACTCGATGCAGGCAAGCGCATTGCTGGCGCTGCTGGCGCTGGTGCTGCTTCTAACGCTGCTGGCGATGTGGTCGAACAAATTGCTCGTAACATTGGCACCGAAAAGGGTGACACGAGCATTGGACAAACCGTTGACTCGGCGCTTCTAGGCGCTGCTGGTGGTGGTACGTTCCGTGCGGCTGGTGAAGCAGCCGGTGGTGCTCGTCGTGCTGTCGATAAGCGAGCGCTGAAAGACTTTGAGTTTAAGGAAGATGCTACTGACCTTGGCAACCTCGTTGCTAAGACGGCAGAAGACAACGGCCTCAACATTAATAAACTTGATGAAGCTGGCCGTATTCTTGAGATTGTCAACAACGAAACCAAGGCTGCTCGTCAGGAATCAAACAAGTACAGTCAGGAAGCTCTACAGCTTGCTCAGCAGTTAGGTGTCGATCAGGACACAATCACACGAGCACGTTCGGCCCTGAAAGACAGAGAGCCAGCCCGTTCTCATGTTGAAGCGTTGCAGAAGGTCGTTGACGCAGCCGCACAGGCTGACCCCAACAAGACTGTTGGCTTCCAAGCGATGGTTGACAACGCAAAGCGTGCCGCAAACGTGCAACAGCTTTTGCGTCAATCTAACTTTGAAACAGGCCCCAACAAAACGTCTTCGGTTAGCGGTGGCGCTTCTGGTTGGGCAGATCGTAAGACAAAAGGTCTTGCGAAGTGGATTGCTGCTACAACTGGCGTCACGTCTGGTATCTTGGGCGCTGGCTCGTATCTTGGTTATGCAGGCCTTCCGGCGCTCGCTAAGACCGGTGCCATCCTAAGCAATGCCGCTCCTGTCGCTGTTGGCATCAGCGGTGCCTATGGTGGAGCACGCCTGCTCGACAAGGCTCTCAACCTTCGCAACCCTGTGAAACGGTTTGCTGATGCAACAGATGCTGGCCTAGCCGCTCCCCGTACCCCCGGTGGTGAGGGTGGTGTCAGTGCTATGGAACAGCGTCTCGCGCAGATTCAGGAGGCTGAAATGCTCGCCAGACAGGCAGCAACTCAGCAGCGTGCGCGTGAGCGAGCAGAGGCTCAAACACAGCGTGGCGTGCAGCAGCTTATGGCTCAACGTGCCAACGCTCAGGCTTTCGATGAGCAAGGCGTTATCGACACCATGCAGGCGAATGCTAACAAGCAAGACGCAGCTATGGTTCGTGACTTTATGAAGGCTCCTCGTGGTAAACTGAAGCCAGAACCTGAGTACCCCGGTCAGCGCTTCGTTGCTGAAGGTATTGAACCACCGCCACCTCCTCCGAATGAGGGTCAGATGGCTCGTGGTGCGATGGACCTCGCCAAAGCTGTCCAGAAGCTCGACATTCTTAGCGGTAATGTCAAAGACCCGTCACACTATGAAAGCTTGACGCAGCTTCGTATGCCCGTTGAGGACATGAAGGCGATTCAGGAACGTGTGAAGGCTGACCTTGAGGTTGCCAAGCTAAAGGATACTGCTGCTAAGGCTCTGGCCAAGGCTGCAAAGGTCGAGGCTCCAAAGGAAGCTCCTAAGGCCCCGAAGGAAGAGGCTAAGCCAGCCCCTGAGGCTCCGAAAAACACTGATCAACCCCCGGCTAAACCGCCTGTGACCAGTGAAGAGCCTGCAAAGCCTTCCGCTCCTAACACGTCTCTCCGTAAGGCAGTAGAGGCCGCTACAAAGGACATTCCTAACACGAAGAACCGTAAGGCTATTCGTCAGGCTCTGTCCGATATTCTCAAGACCGGTAAGCGGGAAGAAGCTGATGCTATCATCGAAAGTGTCTATGAGCGTTGGCCCCGATACGCTGAGCGAATCAAAAAGAATGTTGATGCTGATGGCTTCCAGAGCCAGCTAGACAAGCAGTTCCGCGATAGCCAGACAGGCAAGTACGATTATGACGGTGCGTCTGACGGTAAGTCAAAACAATATGGCGATAAAGGCTATAATGTTCAAGCCGATAGTAAACAGGTTTACCTTTCAAAAGGTATTAACGCTGGACTGAAGGTTGTACCTAAGGAAATCAGGGATGACGTTAAGTCTATTCTTGAAAAAATGCGTCCGATCAATAACCGGATCGAACGTAGGGCTGTGGTTGATGAAGCAGGGGCTAAATACCCCGAATATGCGGACGCTCTGAAGCGCATCGTGTATCCCTACATCAACACAAAGAAGAGCACCAAGTACGAAAAGCCTGAAGCGGCTGATCGTAGCAAGAAGAGAACTCGTAATAATGCCGACACCTAAGAACCCTAGACCGTTTATTGTTGAAGAAATAGACGGTAAGCTGGTCAAGCGGGCTCTTAAAATGGACGGAACTCCATACAAACTTCGGGCGGGGAAGGGTCGTAGAAATTACAACCCTAACCCCAACCCCGGTCAATCTTTGTCCCGCAAAGTCCATAATCCGTCTATCAACGCCCGCATGAAGCTAATCAAAGAGCTTTCGGGCGGTGCTATTAACCCATATCGCAAAGGCGTGTGGGACGGCTATACCAAGGAAACTGCTGCCCCTGTGTGGCATCAAGCCAAACGTGAAGCCAAAGCTATTGTAAAATACTTGAAGGAAAACGACATGGTAGATATGCCAAAGGACGAAAAGTATGCCTCGATGGCCGATGAGGCCTTGGAAGCGGCTATCACTGTTGTCCGAACCCCGGCTAACGAACAGGTCAAGATTGCAGCGGCACGTCTTGTACTTGACTTTACACGATCAAAGCCTGTCGCAAAGAATGAAGTCACGGTCAACAAAGCAGAGGATTGGTTGGCCTCTGTTATGGCTGACATGAAAAATGATGAATCTGGAACTGCGTAAAAAGTTCTATACGGACTTTGAGTTTTATGCTCGACATGCTGTAAAAATTAGAACGAAGGAAGGGGACGTTCGTCCTCTCCTTCTGAATAAGGTGCAGAAGCGTCTCATTGCTGAAATAGACCGGCAAATCAAAGAGACGGGGAAGGTGCGTATCATCCTTCTCAAGGCCCGACAGCAGGGCCTTTCCACCTTTGCCTCAGCGTTCAACTATTGGTGGCTCTCACAGCACGCCGCTAACAAAGGCATCGTTATTGCCCACGTTGCCGAAAGCACCAAGGCATTGTTCGATATGTATCGGCGTATTCACGCTGAGTGTCCTGAGCTTCTCAAGCCCTCCACACGTTACTCGTCCCGTCGAGAACTGGTGTTCGACAAGCTCGACACGGCTCTGACCGTTGCGACCGCTGGTGGCGATGGCATTGCGCGTGGTGAAACGATCACTCACGCCCACTTGTCGGAGCTTGGGTTCTGGCCGAACGCCACGGCCAACGACAACCTCAACGCAGTGCTACAGGCCATCCCCAACACGGCTGGTACAGCAATCATCGTTGAATCAACTGCAAACGGAATGACGGGTCCCTATTATGAAATGTGGCAAGCAGCCGTCTCTGGGGCTAGTGGGTTCATACCTTTCTTTAGTCCTTGGTTCGAGTCCGATGAGTATCGGGAAAAAGCTCCCGCCGACTTTGAGCTTAGTCCAGAAGAGCAAGAACTGGTTGAAAAGTTTGGTTTAGACAACGATCAGCTTTATTGGCGCAGACGTAAGATTGCCCAGAACGGTCGTGACCTGTTCATGCAGGAATACCCAGCGACACCTGATGAAGCATTCCTTGCCTCTGGTCGCCCTGTGTTCGTCCCTGAGCAAATTCACGAGATGATTCACAAAGCACGCGAGCCGATCCAGCGCCTAGCGCTAGAAGGACAAGAATGGCAGGAGCATCCCCGTGGAGAACTACTTGTCTATCGTAAGTTCAACGCAGGCCAAACTTATTACATTGGCGCTGACGTTGGAATGGGCATTAAGGGCGGCGACTACTCAGTTGCTCAGGTTCTTGATGGCGAAAGACGTCAGGTTGCCGTATGGCGCGGATTGGTTCACCCAGACTATTTCGCTGACGTATTACATGCCTTAGGTCACTACTACAATGAAGCGGTTATCGCTCCCGAAAACAACGCACATGGATTGCTCACAGCGATCCGCTTAGGGCGTGACCTAGCCTATCCTTATGTCTGGACAGATGTACAGGAAGGCAAGCTAAACGATCAAGAAACTATTACTATTGGTTTCAGAACTACATCTAAGACAAAGCCGCTCATTATCGACCGCCTACGGGCCGCATTACGCGAGGGACAGATGAAACTGTACGATAAGACAACCCTCAGGGAAATGCTAAGCTTCGTGGTGACGGAGAGTGGCAAGATGGAAGCCGAAGCTGGCTGTCACGATGACTGTGTTATGGCTCTCGCTATTGCCAATCACATTAATGAAGGCTCATTCAAGCCTATTGAAGTCACCGATGACTATTACGTTGAAGCTTATTAAGGACCCGTAAATGGCTAAGAAACTTTCTAATACCGAAATTAACGGCATCGTTACGGGTATGATTGGTCAGTCTGTTGGCTGGTCCGACAGTAAGCTCGCTCGTGAACGTGCCGACATTCTTGACTATTACAATGGCAAGAAGCCAGCCAAGCAACATGCCGGTTCATCCAGTTACGTCTCGACGGACGTATATGATGCTGTCGAGTCGATGAAGGCTCAGTTGCTTGAGACGTTTGCTTCTGGCTATGACATTATGAAATTTGCCCCTGTGGGGCCAGATGACGTAGCTACATCTCGTATTGCTACCGACTACACAAACTACGTTATCTTCCAAAAGAATAACGGCTACCAGATAATGAGCGATGTGATCCACGATGGTCTCATTGCTCGCGTTGGTGTGGTCAAGGTCTATTGGGACCCTACAGAAGAGTTCATAGACGAAGAGTTCAAACAGATTGACGAGCAAACGGCCATGGGCCTGATGGCTCAAGATGATATTACGGAGTTTGAGGCTGAGTTAGACCCTGAGACGGGAACCTACACAGGCACGCTCAAGCGGATGAAGAAGAGCGGACAGGTCCGTATCGACAACATTCCACCTGAAGAGTTTCTCATTAGCACGGACGCTGTGTCACTTGATGCTGCTCCTTTTGCTGCCCATCGCACGCTCAAGACCCGCTCTGAGCTTATCAAGCTTGGGTTTGACGAGAAGGTAGTCAAGAAGCTTCCGACCTCCTCCCGCTCGCTTGTAGACTTCAACAGCGAAACGTATAACCGCTTCGACCCTGTTTCTACTGGCATGGGAACCACAGGTTTCCAAGACGCTAACGGCAAGATTGCTGTGTTTGAATGCTATGTCAATTTGGACATAGACAAGTCCGGCAAGACGCAACTCTATCGCGTGGTGAAGGCTGGTGAGCAGATTCTTGAGAAGGAAGAGGTAGACCGCAAGCCGTTCTTGGTGTTCAACCCGCTGCCCGTTCCGCACTCCTTCTGGGGTAATAACTTTGCGGCTCGTGTTGTCCCCTTCCAGAACGCCCGCACGAACCTTGTGCGCTCTGTTCTCGATCACGCCTCGATCACGGTCAATCCGCGCTATCAGGTGCTAAAGGGTGGCCTCATCAACCCACGTGAGCTTCTCGACAATCGCCTTGGCGGTATTGTCAACATCACGCGACCTGATGCTGTCACTCCGCTCATGCAAGCTCAGCTAAACCAGTTCGTCTTCCCAACCATTCAGCTTCTGGATGGCGATAAGGAAAGCTCAACGGGTATCTCCCAGCTTTCACAGGGCCTCAACAAAGATGCTATCAGCACCCAGAACTCTCAGGGTCTGATTGAGCAAATGGTTAGCCTGTCGCAGCAGCGTCAGAAGATCATTGCTCGCAACTTTGCCAACAACTTCCTCGTGCCGTTGTTCTTTGAAGTTTACCGATTGGTACTCGGGAACGAGGACCGCCGACAGATTGTTCAGCTTACCGGACAATGGGTCGAGGTCGATCCAACCACTTGGATTGAACGCAAGGATGCTACGGTCTCGTTTAGCCTTGGCTATGGCGAGCAGGAGAAGGAAGCACAGAAGCATTTCGAGCTTCACAGGTTGCTCACTGAAGACCCTGCCTTGAAGGACCTCTATTCGATTCAGGGCCGCTTCAAGAACGTCAGCGATATGATGAAGATTGGTGGCTTCAAAAACGTCACCGACTACCTCACACCGCCTGAGAAGGCCAACCCGCCTGAGCCCGATCCAATGATGCTGGCTGAGGTCGATTACAAGAAGGCCCAGACGCAAGCGCTTACCGTGCAGGCTGATGCTGCAATGTTGAAGGCACAGGCCAACGCTGAGTTCGAATCTATGAAGACTCAGATTGCGATGATGCAGGCTGAAATTGCTAAGTTCAAGGCTCAGACTGATGCTTCGCGTAAGGACTTCGAAGTGGTCAACCGCGTCGATATTGCTCACCGTGAGCTTGAAGCTGCCGCTCGCTTGGACGATCAGGACAAGAAGGCAATCTATAGTGCCAATAGTTAAGGACTCAATTTATGAATTGGTATGATATGTTATTTGGCGGAAACGTCCCTCGTTCTCCAAGCGGTAATTACTCCAACCCCTACATTGGTTGGAACGCTCAGCGGAATGGTACGGCACCGTCTCCCGGCAACATGGCTAGAGGCCGACAGGCTGAGCGTGCGGTTCCTGAGCTTGACCTCTCGTTCATCCGCCGTGCTTTGGCCACTGAGGAAGCACAGCGCAACGCCCCTCCCCCGATGGACCCAATGGGGACCATGCAGGGTGGCGCTTCGGTGAACCCGTACAACAACCCCAGCGTGGGTGCTCCTGCTCCCGGCATTCCGCTTCCGCCTCAGCGCCCTGCTGGCCTGCCTGTCCCTCAGAATGGTGCGGCTACCAATCCGTATCTTCAGAACCCGAAGTCTGGCGCAGCGGCTACGAACGACCCGAACTCACTGACCCCTCCGATGAACCCCTTGGTTCCTAAGGGTGGTGCTTTGAGTGGCAATGCGGGTGGGGCTATTCCGCTTCCGCCTGTTCGCCCGCCTGAGCTTGGTGGAGCGGGTGGCCAGCCTTCCTACTACACCATGGACCCCGGTGACGGTGGTATTCTCAAAACCTTCATGTCGAAGGACGGCAAGATTCCCGAAATTCCCGGCATGACCATCAACCAGATTGGTGCTCCGTCTGGTGATGTTGGTATTCTGGGTAAGCTTTTGCGCGGAGTATTTTAATACCCCTAGTGGTTTCGCTACCTTAGGACCGCGTAGAGACCTGAGCATGTCTATAAACTGCTCCCTTTTCATTATGACAAAGAAACAGAAGAACCCTAACAAGCCTAAAGCCATGACCGCTCGTGAGAAGTCTATGGCTCGTCAGTTGGCCAACGAACATGGCCGTATGCCTAAGCTGAAGGAAATTAAGCGTAGGCCTAAACCCGAAGAAACCTATGACTGATCAAGAAGTCGTTGAACGTGGCATTCGTGCCGAACATCTATTGAAAGATGAAACATTCCAGCTTGTCGTGGACGATCTCGTGAAGCTTCTTTCCGATATGTTCCTAACCAGCAAGCCAGAAGAACAAGATAAGCGGCAGAACGTCTATTTTGCCTATCAAGGCGTAAACGATGTGGTCAGCCTGCTGAATCAAATGGTTGCGGCCCGCCTAGAGGTCGAAGCACGGCTCAATGAAGCCGAACAAAATTATTAAGGATTGATTACCAATGACACCTATCCAAGAGGACGGTGCTGATAAAAACCTCTCTATTGAGGACGCTACAGAAGCTCTACTCTCCAAGTGGAGTGTTGAGGACCCAGACGCTAAGAAGCCATCTGAAAAGGTCCAACCTGATGAAGATGATACCGAAGAGGACAGTTCAACTGAGGACGCAACGGAAGAGGACGCTGAGGAGCTATCCGAAGACGATGCGGAAGAGGACGAACAAGAGTCAGAGGAAGAAGAAACAGAAGACGATGATCGACCAAAGCGATCCCTTGATGACGATGCAGTTGTAAAAATCAAGGTTGATGGCGAAGAGATTGAAGCTAAGGTCAAGGACCTCAAGCGTCTCTATGGTCAGGAAGCGGCTTTAACTAAGAAATCACAGGCAGTTTCCACTAAGCTGAAGGAAGCTGAAGAGACAGGCGCACGCTATGTGGCCGCTCTCGGAAGTTTGCTCGACCGTGCTAAGGAACGTGCCGAACCTTATGCCCGCATTGATTGGCTGGTAGCAAGCAAAAACCTGACTGATGATGAACTCGTTGCCCTACGCTCTGAAGCGCAGAAGGCTTATGACGATGTGAACTTCTTCAATCAGGAACTTGAAGCATTCATGGGACAGGCTCAGTCTCACAGACAGAGCATCCTCATGGAGCAGGCTAAAGAGACCGTTCAGGTCCTGAAGCGTGATATTCCCGGTTGGAACGAAAAGGTCTATGACGATATTCGCAATTTTGCGGTTGAGTCGGGCATGGACCGCAACGTAATCAACAACCTTGTGGACCCTGTTGCTATCAAGATGCTGCACTCAGCTATGCTTTATAACAAAGGCAAGAAGGCGGCAACAACTAAAATCAATAAGTCTCCAAAGAAGCTCGTAAAGTCTACCACCAGTGCTGAAGTTACCAAAAAGGTCATCAGCAACAAAGGGTCTGACGATGCGTCTGCTAAATTGCGTAAGACCGGTTCTATTGATGATGCAGCCGAAGCGTTTCTCGCTCGGTGGGCTGCTGATGACTAATTAAAAAGGATTGTATAATGGCTCAGTTTTATTCCTACGATCAGGTTGGTAAGAAAGAAGATGTCTCCGACCTGATTTCCAACATCTCCCCGACCAAGGTTCCGTTCCAGACGATGATTGGTTCGGAAAAGGTCACGAACACGCTGTTCCAGTGGCAGGAAGATTCGCTCCGTGCCGTTCAGGTGAACGCTGCGGTTGAAGGCTTCACCGCTTCGGACGCAACGCTGACCCCGACCGTGATGCGTAACAACTACACGCAGATTCTGGAAAAGACCATCAAGGTCTCTGACACCGCTGATGCGATCTCGACCTATGGCCGTGCGCGTGAAAGCGCCTACCAGATGAGCAAGGCTGGCTTCGAAGTGAAGCGTGACTTTGAATACGCTCTGGTTGGCACGGGTCAGACGGCTGTTGCGGGTAACTCCTCGACCGCTCGTAAGTTCGCGGGCTATCAGGCTCAGATTGACTCGACGCTCATCAACTACACGGGCGCTGGTAACAAGCTCACGGAAGCTGCTCTCCTCACGACTCTTCAGGAGTTGTATGGTGAGGGTTCCGACCCGTCCGTTATCATGGTCACTCCCGGCAACTCGGTGGAAATCGCTGCGTTCGCTAAGGCCGCTGGCCGTTACCGCACGATTGAGAACGACAAGAACGACCGTGCAATCATCAACGCTGTGGACCTCTATGTGTCCCCGTTCGGTGAGCAGAAGGTTGTTCTGAACCGCTTCCAGCGTGGTGCTAACGCTGGTGACACGCAGATCGACACGCTCGTGTTCGACCCCGATATGTGGAAGACGTGTACTCTTCGTCCGTGGACCCGCGAGACGCTCGCTAAGGACGGCGACAACACCAAGATGATGCTTGTTGGCGAATACTCGCTCAAGCACCGTAACAAGAAGGCTTCGGCTGTCATCGTTGATGGCGCTGCTCCCTAATCTCGTTTAATGGAAGGGGGACTCAGGGTTTTACTCTGGGTCTCCCACCCTATTGATATGACAAAAGACATTATTGAATCACAAGTTGAGTTCCTAGAAGGCGACCAAGAGACACCTCTTATAATCAAACGCTTTCAGGACATACCACAAGATTACCTTGATGCCCTCGCTGAAGATCGTAAGGCTTCATCTGGACGGGCTGGTGAGTTTCACAAGGCTTGCTCTATCCCTGCTGCCCTGCATGAGGCTTGGCTACGACAGGGCTACGATTGCACCAAAGAGCCTGTAAAGAAGACCCTCGCAAAGCTGAAGGCTGAAGGCCTCGATTATTTCATTGCGACTGAAAAAAGGCTTTAACGAATGAATTATGGACAAGTGAAGGCACAGTTCCAAGCGGTTCTAAACCGCAGGGACATTACGCCTACCCTGACTGAAAACTTTGTACAGCAGGCCATCCAGCGGGCGCAGCGTGTCCTTCGTGTCCCGGCTATGGAAAAGAGCGTCGAAATCGAGACCCCTGCCAACGAACTCTCCGTTGACGTTCCCGGTGACCTTCTCGGTGTCATTAACATTCTCTGGCAGGACAGTAGCGGCTACTGGCACAAGCTGTCTCGCCGTGACCTTGGTTACGTCTACAGCCAGCGTCAGATGGTAGGCAACGCTGCCTATTACGCTCGTGAAGGTGGCGTGTTTGTTCTAGCCCCCCAGCCTATCACCGCTGGCAAGATTCGTATCGACTACTTCTGTAACTTTGCTAACCTCTCAGCAGATGCCGACACTAACTGGCTCACTGAGATTGCAGCAGACGTTATCATTTATGGTGCGCTCAGCTTCGCTGCTGACTACTACCTAGATAATCGCAGAGATGCTTTTGAACAGCGCTTTGTTGCTGCTCTCGATGAGCTTCTCACGCAGATGCAGCTTGATGAACTCAGCGCAGGCGCAGCGATTTCACCCGCATACGGCATGAATTACCGTAATTATGATTGAGGAGGGTTCCCATGACTAACTCTAGTTTCTACGGGAACAACCCTACGCCTACTGAATATCGTAACATTGACGAGCTTGTTCAGGACGCTCAGGATGCAGCTAACACTGCGCTAAACGCTGGTGACAATGCTGCTGCTAGTGCGGCTGCTGCTGCTTCGTCTGCTGCCGCTTCAGCAACCAGTGCGAACAACTCGTCCACCTATGCTTCTAACTCAGCTACAAGCGCCTCTGCCGCAGCTAACTCTGCGACAACGGCCAGCACGGCAGCTACCAACTCGTCCAACAGCGCCAACGCAGCGTCAACCAGTGCTGCAAACGCTCTTACGAGCGAGAACGCAGCTTCGTCTTCAGCTACTGCTGCTTCTGTATCAGCGTCGAACGCTGCGACAAGCGCTACGAACGCTTCCACGAGCGCAGGCAGCGCCTCTACAAGCGCTACCAACGCAGCGTCAAGCGCTACAGCAGCCTCAGGTTCGGCCACAGCCGCTGCGTCCAGCGCCTCTGCTGCTTCGACCTCCGCAACCAATGCGGCCACAAGCGCAGCCAATGCCGATACGAGTGAGGCTAACGCCCTTGCCGCTGAACTCAGTGCTAACAAGTGGGCTACCTACACGGCTGGCCCTGTGGCTGGTGGTGAATACTCTGCTAAGTACAATGCCCAGCAAGCGGCAACGTCTGCCACGAACGCTGCGTCTAGCGCTTCGGCTTCGGCTAGTTCCGCAACAGCTTCGGCTAGCTCTGCAACGAGCGCTGCTTCTGCTCAGGCTGCTGCTGAGACTGCACGCGACCAAACCTTTGCGGCCTTTGACTCGTTCGATGACCGCTACCTTGGTGCAAAGTCTTCCGATCCAACCGTTGATAACGATGGTAACCCGCTTGTAGCTGGTGCGCTTTACTTCAACACCGTTTCTTCGGCTATGAAGGTCTACACAGGCTCTGTGTGGGTTGATGCCTACGCTGCTGGCACGATGTTCGTCCAGAAGGCTGGCTCGACCATGACAGGCCCGCTGGTTCTGTATGGTGACGCAATAGCCAACCTTGAGCCTGCCCCCTTGCAGCAGCTTAATGCTGGCTTGGCGACAAAGGCTGCGTTGGTCCATACACATACCGCCTCTCAGATTAGCGACTCGACAACGGCTGGCCGTGACCTGTTGACTGCTGTTGATGCAGCGGCTCAGCGCACCTCGCTTGGCCTTGGTTCGGCAGCTTTGCTGAACACGTCTGGTGTGGTGCAACAGGATGCTGTCACCGGCTCAGCCTACTTGCCTGCTGGCTCAACCGCACAGCGTCCCGGCACGCCTGCTGCTGGCTACATTCGGTACAACACGACCACAGGTAAGTTCGAAGGCTACGGCTCTAGCTGGGGTAACATTGGTGGTGGAGCAGCCATTGGCGACACACCTCCGGCTAACCCCGGTGCTGGCGATTTGTGGTGGGAAAGCGATAACGGCGTTCTGTATGTATATTACACAGATACAAACAGTTCTCAATGGGTTGCCATTGTGTCGGGTGGGGCTCCTGTTGATCAGACCCCTGCTGGAACGATCATTCACACAGCCCGAACTACACCCCCAACAGGCTATTTGAAGGCTGATGGTTCACTTGTTTCCCGCACGACTTACGCAACGCTCTTTACTGCGATTGGCACTACGTTCGGTTCTGGTGATGGAGCGACCACCTTCAAACTCCCCGATCTTCGTGGTGAATTCGTTCGTGGGTGGGATGATGGACGTGGAATTGATAGTGGCCGCACGTTTGGTTCTGCTCAGACTGATGAACTAAAGGCACACACCCATACATACGTTCAGTCTACCTATACCTATCCATCACTCGGCAACCCCGATGGCGCTGGCTATACAACTATTGCGAACCCAAGTGGTAACACAACTGTAAACACAGGTTCAACTGGTGGTACAGAAACACGCCCACGGAACGTGGCACTCCTTGCTTGCATTAAGTTCTAAAGAGGTCCAACATGGCATTTGACTTTCCTAATTCGCCTACCGTTGGGCAGACTTACTCACCAACTGGCGGTCCTACCTACGTCTGGACAGGAACAGCTTGGTCTATCCTGACGAACGGCAATCAGTTCAATCGGACTATTTTTACCGCTACGGCTGGTCAAACCTCCTTCTCCGTAAACTACCTTGTCGGAACGATTGACGTTTATCGCAATGGCGTGAAGTTGGCTCCTGCTGACTTTACGGCCACCACAGGCTCAACCGTTGCGTTAGCGAATGGTTGTACGGCTGGTGATACAGTAGAGATTATCAGTTACCCCGTGATCAACTATGTTGACGCTGTGAAGCGCACTGGTGACACGATGACGGGGAACCTTACGGTCCCTATGGTTGTCACTAGTTCACCTTTGATGTTTCGCAACCGAATCATAAATGGTGACATGGCAATTAACCAGCGTGGCGGAACGATTACGCTTGCTGGTAGTGGCTTGTATGGTGTTGATAGATGGTTTGGTACAGAAGCTACGGACGGTACCATGACCATGCAGCAGAGCACGGTCGCACCGGCTGGATTCACTACCTCACTTTTGCTAACTACTGGAACGGCAGATGCAACACTTGCTGCAACCCAGTTTGCTCTTGTAGGGCAGGCGATTGAGGGGTTGAACTTTGGTGATCTGGGTTGGGGAACCGCATCAGCGCAACCAATAACCATATCGTTCTGGGTTCGCTCCTCTCTAACCGGAACATTTGGTGGTGCTGTGAAAAACAGCGCGTCAGATAGAAGTTGTGCTTTCTCGTACCCAATCAATGCAGCCAATACGTGGGAGTACAAGACTGTCACGATAACGGGCGACACTTCAGGGACATGGCTTACCAATAATGGTATTGGCTTATACCTTATGTTTGGCCTTGGAGCGGGTTCTACTTACAGTGGAACACCGGGGGCATGGGCTGCGGCTAACTATGTTACATCAACTGGTGCTGTTTCCGTTATTGGTACAGCGGGTGCAACATTCTACCTAACAGGTGTTCAGGTTGAAGTTGGCACTGTGGCCACGCCATTCGAGCGTAGACCGCATGGACTTGAGCTAGCGTTGTGTCAGCGTTATTTTACTGCGTCAGCGTATACAGAGTATCATTTCTGTGCGGCCCCCGGTGCCACATACCTAAGCACTTACCGTATAAATATGCCTGTACAGATGCGTGCTAACCCTTCTATCAGTGTGAACTATATTGCCAGTAACGCTATTGGCACTTATGGCTGGTACACCAACAACCAGAACTTCTCTGTCCACTACATTACCGCTTCGGTTTCAACCAACGCCTATATGTATTTCACTTGGACAACCAATGCGGAGCTTTGATAATGTATACTAATGCTCGATATTGCGTTCCACCGTTTATGACTGAGGTAAACGGAATACAGGTTGATATTGATGGTGTTTCGACGTTCGTTCCTATCGACCCTGAGAACACCGACTACCGGAACATTATGCAACTGGTAGACGAAGGCAAACTCATTATTACACCACCGGAGGTGACGAATGACTAACGCAGTCAATCTAGCTTCCGGTGCATCAACTGGTATTGGTCTCGTTCCATCCGGCGTAATGCTTCCCTATGCTGGCGCTTCGGCACCAACAGGTTGGTTGTTATGTGATGGCTCTGCCGTGTCACGTACCGTGTACGCAGACCTCTTTGCTGCTATTGGTACAGCTTACGGTACGGGTAATGGTACGACCACGTTCAACCTTCCAAACACGGCTGACCGCATTCCGGTTGGTGTCAGTGGAACGAGAGCGCGTGGTACAACGGGTGGCGCATCAACGGTTACCCTAACCACCGCACAGCTTCCTGCTCACAACCACGCTGTCACCGATCCCGGTCACGCCCACGGTGTGGCTGACCCCGGCCACGCGCATCATTACTACGTTTCGGCCTATGGTGGTGGTGGAAGCCCTTATACATCGTCCTATTCAATGAACGGTGGGCAAGGTGTTTTCGCCACGTCAGCAAGTGGGACCGGTATTGGCATCTATGGCTCTACTACCAACATTTCTATTCAGAACACAGGTTCTGGAAGTCCTGTTTCTGTTGAGCAGCCGTGGGTTGCCACCAACTACATTATCAAGGTTTGACTATGGAACAGTGTGTTTGGACACCTCCTATGCCTACTCCAATTCCAGAAGGTTATTTCGCTGTTTGGACAGGTACTGAGTGGGTATGGAAGGAACTCGATAAGCCACCCCCGCCCCCTGAAATGATTCCAGAGAATCCACCTAATGAAACTCAATGAGTCTTCTGAAAAGAAGCTCACTGGCGTTCATCCCGATCTAGTTAGAGTTATTCGTAAAGCCGCTGAAATCAGCGACATGGACTTCATTGTAACGGAAGGTCTCCGAACCGTCGAACGCCAGAAACAACTGGTGGCTGCGGGGGCCTCTAGAACCATGAAGTCTCGCCATCTCAATGGACATGCCGTTGACCTCGCTGTGAAGGTTGGTGGTTCTGTCCGTTGGGATTGGCCGCTTTACGACAAGCTCTCGCACATTGTGAAGAAGGCCGCTGAGCTTGAAAACGTCCCCATCGAGTGGGGCGGAGATTGGACCTCGTTCAAGGATGGTCCTCATTATCAACTGCCTTGGAAGGAGTATACCTGATGGCACCCCTCCTCGCTGCTCTTCCCGTTGTCGGGGAGGTCATCACTAAACTCGTAGACCGCATCCCCGATCCAGCAGCACGCGAACGCGCCAAGATGGAAGCGGAAGCAACCCTGCTAGCTGCCTCGATTGAGGAGATGAAGGGTCAGGTCCAGATCAACACCGAAGAGGCGAAACATAGCTCTGTGTTTGTCGCAGGGTGGCGACCGGCTATCGGCTGGTCATGCGCCTGTGCATTCGCCTTCCTGTATGTGGTTGGCCCCATCGCTGTCTGGGTGGCTTCCTTCTGGGGCATCAAGGTTCCCCTCCCCCAATTCAACAGTGCAGACCTCATGTCTCTAACATTCGGCATGTTAGGCATTGCTGGCTTCAGAACATTCGAGAAAGTCAAGGGGGTGACCAAGTGAGTTCACCCGAAATCGACATCGCCATCCTGAAAACGGAGGTCGAATACCTGAAGAATCACATAACAGAAATCAGAACCGACACCCGTGAGATTAAAGAAACCTTGAGTCAAGCCAAGGGTGGTTGGAAAACCCTCATGTTAGTGGCTGGTATTTCGTCTACTTTAGGCGCTCTCGCCGCAAAAATAGCCCCTTTTTTGGGCTTACTACCTAAGTGATATTTCTCAAAAACACTGATTGTTCCTCGTGTGCAATCGGTGTTTTTCGTTCTTGACTCTTTGTGGTCAGCGCCTAGCTTCCGTTGCTGTCTAGGTGGGAAGGAGGCCATGAGGTTACGCGAGAATGTGATTGCTGCCGTCAAAAAGGCAGGAGTTTCGGTCTATTTCGTAGACCGCCGCATTACGAAAATATGGAACACAGACCGTGATAGAGAGGACCCAACCCACTTTGGCGGCTGGTACTGGAACCGCACAGAACGAGGTCGTGTTGTTGAGACCGACAAGGAAGGCCCATTTCGTAGCGAGATGGCCGCTTACAGGGATGCCTATGTGAAGCTGCAACTTAGGCCTGATTCCCCAAAAACACCGATGAAGCAAAAGGCGTAACCCTCTGTCTCATCAGTGTTTTTCGCTATATCCCCCAAATTCAAGCCTCTAGGAAGCCTCAGGAGCGGCTTGTTTGTTCTCAGGTAGGGTAGGACCTACCGGGGCAGACTTGCCGTTCCTGAGTCATCTGTGGACCTTCTGGGGCCTATCTAGCAGGCTAGCTAGCTTAGATTCCGCAGCTACCACCCTTGCCGCCAATGTCGCAAATATCATGCGTCTGGACGGCCTCTTCGAACTCCTCGCCCAGCTTCTCGACCGCTTCGCTGTACGGCACGCTGGTCAGAGGCTGGCCACCACGCGACCCATCAGGGTAACAGGTGAAGCCACGCAGGCGATGGGCATAGCGGGCAAGCGTGCTAGCGAACTCAGGCACCTTGTCCTCGTTGTTGAGCGCAGAGCCCCACGAGGGGAGATTGATGGTGCTCGAGATCGCCTGATCCACATAGTCCTGCACGTCAGCTTGGAACCGAATGCGGCGCTCGAAATCGTCAGCGAGGTCCACAGCCGATTCGATGTTGTCAGGGTTCACCCCGTACAGGTCGATAAGCTCCTGTGCCGTACCGTCTACGACATATTGATAATGCCAGCGGTTCGTACCCTTCAGGTATCGCCGTTTGTAAGCCACAGCGAACAGAGGCTCAACACCAGTGCTTGTCCCAGCAAGAATGCCGATAGTCCCTGTAGGAGCAATGGCCCGCTTGGCCACAGGTTCAGAGCAATCAAAAGCAGCGGCGAGTTTGCGAGCAGTATCGTCGCTAACACGCTTGTAAACAGCGAGCCAGCGGTGAAGCTCAGGAGTGACTTCATATTTTGAGTTCCGTTTGATAAGCCATTCGTGCATACCCATCAGGCCTAGACCCAATCGGCGGTTCTTTTCCCGCACTTGGTAGATTTTCTCGTAGGGCAGTTGTGCCTTGAAGGTTCCACAGAGCAGGAAGGCGGTGGC